TTACTTGTCAAAAATGGCTATTGCATCGTGTTTTTTCTGAGTATATAAATGGCTGTAAGTGCCCATCGTTTCAGTGATTTGAGCATGTCTCATAAGTGACTGTAAAACGAAAATATCTACACCATTATTTGCAAGATAAGATGCATAAGAATGTCTTAACGCGTGAATGTTATAATGGGGGAAAGCTTTTTGGAATTTCTTTTGAACATGACTGTAATGTTTGGGAGCCATTCCTCCGAAAATAAAATAACTACGTTCATCAAAATATTTGTTTAACTCTTTTTCACGTTGGTGTCGTTCAGTTAACATTGTATTGATGAATTTAGGTAAAGGAACAATATCCTCTGAACTATCTGTTTTTGGTCTCGGATATATAGTTCTATTAGAGATGTCCATTGTTTTATTTATGGATATCTCTTTTTTATATTTATTGTAGTCTGTCCAAACAAGCGCCATAGCTTCGCCAATCCTCAAACCTGTATAAAACATTAATGTAAATAACTCTCTGTAATCTTGCTCTTCAATGTCTTTGATTCTTTCTTCAAATTCTTCACGCATCATAAACTTAGGTTTTGGTTTTACACGCGGAATAGGTTTAATTGATATTGTTGGATCTGTACGTAATCCAAAGTATTTTTTGGCATAATTAATTACAACTTTAAAACCTGACCAAATTGTACGAGCAGAATTTGTTGATGCTACATTCTCTATTAGATATTTACGAAACTCTTGGCATTGATTTTGCGTTATCTTATTCATTTTTATGTGCCCGAACTTAGCTTTAAAATGTTTATGATATTCATTTTGTTTGCGTCGTTTTGTTTTAGGTCTCAAATCGCTATTTTCTAAATAGTGATGAAAAACATAATCAAATGTTTTTGAATCGCTATATCCTTCGTTTACATCATTCAAAAAAATAGCCTCTGCACTCTTAGCTTCACGCTTAGTTGAAAAACCGCGTTGCATCTTACGTTTGTTATTACCGTATACATCTTTATATCTAATGGAAAAATACCATTTACCTGTATTATCATCCTTATATACTGGCATTTTGCTTCTCCCTCCTCAAAATTGGCAAAAAATAATAAGGGTAGGCGGGCTACCCGAAATTTTATTGTGAAGTTAAATAGTAACCTCTAATTGCTGGTAATTCGTTTATAGAAATATTTGAATTTTCATTTACATGTGCAATTAATATTTCACAAAAATCATTACAAATTTTTTCACTTACAGAAACGAATGAAGAAACATCAGCAAAGAATATTTTCTTCAATACACTTAAGTTAATATCTTCAACCAAAAGTAAATCTTCGTAATATTCGAGACTTTCGGAGTCAATATAAAATATGTCTAAGATTTTTCTTTCTACAAACCCGTTTCTTATGTTAAATTTTAAATGTTCTAAGCTTTGAACAAATCCTAAATAAATTCCGTAATTTGTATACTTACGTACTATCAATTTATCTTTCTTAATTGATTTATAATAGTGTGTTAGATTATGAACTATATTTTTTGTTTCATGTATATTCTTTTCGTTGTTTTCAATTAATTTCAAATATATGAACTCTATTTTGTCAGTAATATTATATTGATTTTCAACTAATTTATGTGCAACTGCTAAATTTACTATATAAGGTCTATAGAAAAAATGGGGCACGTAATTAGTATCTTCTATAAGTTTTTCACCCTCGCAGGTAGCTACGTAAACTTGCGGTAAGTCAATATCACCTTCGCTAATATTTTCTTTAATTCGTTGAATTAACTCGGGTTTATTCCCGCTAACCTTAAGACTATATGTTCTTAATATAGACTTTAATTCAGGAATTTTTAAATAATTTAAAGAGTGATTAAAATCACGTTTAATAGATAACACGTCATTTTTTAATAAATTTTCGATGTGGGACATTGTATCAATCTGTTTTTCTATTAATAAAAAATGATTTGTCAATTCTTTACCCACTAATCGTTTGCTGTTCAAATGAAGAATTAATATATCGTAAACATTTAATTTCGATTCATAATTTTTGTCAATTTTCGAGTCTTTAATTATATTAGTTCTATCTATTTCTTGAGTTTTCTCTACTATATTCACTTCGATCTTTGGTTGCGATTTGTTTTTATTGTAATGGGCAGGTGAAACCTGATTGTGTATTGTATTTCTATCATTTTCTGTTAAATAATTTTTATTGGTAGATTTTAGTAATTTTAAAAAACTAATAATAGTTAAAGATAGAAAAAATATTAGCATTATAGTATCAATAACACTAACCCCTTTCTCAAAAACAACTGATATCCCACCAAACAACATAAGAACGGAACATATTAATAAAATTAAATATAATCCTTTTTTCATACTGCATTTCTCCTTCGTTTTTATAAAGGTTTTTTAATCACTTGTTAAATTGTTAAATCATAAACGTATTTAAATTCATTTACAAAATCTAATTTACTTTCCATTTTCTCTTCTAAAAAACATAAGTAGTTTTCTGGATGATAACTTTCGTTATTTGACATATAGTCTTTTAATCCGTTATGTAAATGTCTTCTAATTACTTTTACTGCTATATCAGTTGCTTGCAAACTCATTTGATACTTATATGAGATTTGCTTAATATTAAAATTGTTTATATATTTATATCTTATATGTAAAGGGAATAATAAACATGAAGCAAATGAGTTTGCCTCATGTTCTTCAGCAAGCCTTCTATAGTAATCTTTGTATGTGAACTGTTTGTTTAAATTAATTCCAGTATGTCCCATTACAAAATGCCCGTATTCATGAGCTAAAGTAAATCTTAGACGGTTCATAGGTAGTAAATCGTTGTAAACTATAATCGCTTTGTTCCCTTTTCTAATATGAAACGCTTCTTCTGAACCGAAAATTGAAGGTATTTTAAAGTATAAAGTGCCAGTATTCTGAGAAAATTCAGAGAAAGTCACTAATTTAATACGTTTATCTTTTGAGATAATTTCAAATATATCTAAAGGAAAAGATAAGTTGTATAGACCATTTGTTATCTCATAAACCGCTTTCGCGGATTTAAAAAAAGATTTTTCATAATTTAATTTCAATTAAAAAGCCCCTTTGTTACTTAGTTAAATCATCCCAATCATCAAACATTGCTTCTAATATAGTCAAGGCTTTTTGTCTTTGTGCCTCTGTCATATTTTCTGTAGCTCGGTGCATAATAAGAATATCTTCATTTTTATCTTCTCCGGAGTATTCATCTTTTTCTCTACCTAATAAGTAATCGACTGATACATCGAAGTGATCGGCAATTTTTTGCACCTTATCAATGCCTGGTTTGGTTTTCTCCCATCTTCTGATTTGTCCGTTTGAAAATCCTAAAGTTCTCTCTAATTCAGCAAAAGTTATCCCTTTTGAATTGCACAAATTACGGATTCTTTGTACTAGATTCATAAATTTCTCCTATCACAGATTAACTTTTTTTCTATTTTAGTTGACAATTAGCATAAAAGTTAATATACTGTATTTAAGCTTTAAATTTAGCTTATTAAACACATAACAATTATTCGTTGGGGAACGAGTATTTAAGACCTTTATGACAGGCATTGCAATTGTTATAGGTTTATTAAACTATGCTTAAATATTAGCATAAAAGTTATTAGTGTTCAATAGATAATTTATTTGCTTAGAAAAAAAGTTATAGGGGGTGCAAATATGTCGACAACTGACTTTGGCTTGAAAGTGAGGATGGAATTATTAAAACGTGGCATGACAAACAAGCAACTCGCAGAAATGTTAGAAATTTCGAATGCGTACTTATCAGATATTTTACGTGGACGTAGAGATGCATTTGAACAAAAGAAACGCATTGCGAGAATTTTAGAAATCAAAGAAGAGGTGAAAAGCTAATGCAAGAAATGCAGGTATTCCGAAATTCACAATTTGGAAATTTAGAAATTTTAACGATTGAAGGTAAACAATGGTTCCCAGCAATCAACGTCGCTGAGACATTAGGTTATACAAACCCGAGAAAAGCGATTAGAGACCATGCTAAAGAACGTGGGGTAACGATTCGTTCCGTCATCGATTCACTCGGAAGAAATCAAAACAAAAAGTTCATAGATGAAGGTAACTTATACAGATTAATCTCACGTTCGAAATTACCACAAGCAGAACAATTTGAAGAATGGGTGTTTGATGACGTCCTACCAGCTATTCGAAAACACGGTATATACGCAACAGACAATGTAATTGAACAAACATTAAAAGATCCAGACTACATCATTACAGTGTTGACTGAGTATAAGAAAGAAAAAGAGCAAAACTTACTTTTACAACAAGAAATCGGAGAACTAAAACCCAAAGCAGACTATGTAGATGAAATCTTAAAGTCAACTGGCACATTAGCCACAACTCAAATCGCGGCAGACTACGATATATCAGCACAAAAGTTAAACAAACTACTACACGAAGCTAGACTACAACGAAAAGTAAATAAACAGTGGGTGCTTTACTCAGAACACATGGGCAAGAGTTACACAGATTCAGACACTATAACAATTGTGCGTTCTGATGGCAGAGAAGACACAGTTTTACAAACTAGATGGACACAAAAAGGCAGATTGAAAATACATGAAATCATGACTGAATTCGGTTATGAAGCTAATTTAGGGGGAGCGTAAATGACACCAGAACAAAAAGAAAAGCTAAACAATATAGTATTAACACTTTATGAAGTTAAAGAAAACAAAAGTCAAACATACACACACAAAGATACTCTTACTGTGACATATGCAGGCGAGATTGAGCACACTTACGAAGTCGACAGAGAGAAACACCTTGAATCAATGATTGAGTGGGCAATTGACCAAATCGAACAGCACTTTGATTTAGACGAAGAAGAATAACACACAATTGAACAAACAACTTAATAGGAGGAATTACAAATGAACGCACTATACAAAACAACCCTCCTCACCACAATGGCAGTTGTGACGTGGAAGGTTTGGAAGATTGAACGAAATACGAGAAAGCCTGTAATCAATCGGAATGATTTTAGTAAAGAGTCTACAGCAGAAACGATTGAGCGACACAGTGATCCTGATTCAGGAATAAAACTACTTAAGGCATTTTCCGACTTCACTAAACAAGCTGAAAAGCAAAAACCTACACTAGGAGAAGTTTATAGACGGAACAAACCTGAATTACCAACCGTTACTTTAGACGAAAACGGACTGTTTATAAATGATTTTAGGGTGCCTTATGTACTTGAGGAAGGGGTTAACGTAAAGAAATCTATGAACAACCTATATAAGGTCAGTTTGGACTTTTTCGCTAAAAGTATTATTGCAGATAATTACGAAGCAGATAACCCAGAGAATCAACAGTTATTTTAAAGGAGGAAAAGATATGATGAAAAATAGTTTGCAAGCTAAAGAACTTGCGGTAATTTTATCTGTTTCTAAATCCAAAGCAGGACAAATAATAAGAGAACTGAATAAAGAGCTTGAAGATGAAGGATACATTGCGATACGAGGCAGAATACCAGTCCAATTAGCTAGGAAAAAATTCCCTTATCACGACTTATCAGACCAGAGAATAATGGAGGAGTTGAAAAAAGTAAATGAGTAAAACTTATAAAAGCTACCTAGTAGCAGTATTATGCTTCACAGTCTTAGCGATTGTACTTATGCCGTTTCTATACTTCACTACAGCATGGTCAATCGCGGGATTCGCAAGTATAGCGACATTCATATTTTATAAGGAATACTTTTATGGGGTGGATGATTAAATGACTTGGTTTGAAGAATACGTTAAACCTAGTGTGGAATGGGAAAGAAAGGCAGAACAAGCTGTTTTAAGTGATGATGAAGTTAAAACGATCACTGAATATAGAAAGAAGTACAACAACCCGCATATTTACATGTCGGCTCAGAACAGAAATTATCTTGTTGAATATTTAGATAGACATACTGGAGACATAGTATTACACAATTTAAAACTTAAGAAATCATCCAGAAGAAGAGTGCATCAATATTTAATGGTCGGCCAAATAGTAGTGCCGGGCGAACCAAAAGGCACAATTTATGAAGCATCTCTGATAATAAGATAAAAAAACTGCTACTTGCGCCAACAAGTAACAGAGACAAACGATTAGCAAAATTAATTCACGTTCAATATAAAACGAAAAACGGAGGAAGTCAAGATGTATTACGAAATAGGCGATGTATGTCAGAAGGTAATTAATGTAGACGGATTTGATTTTAAATTAGCAGTTAAGAAGAAGGACCACAGCATTCTGGTGAATATCTTAGATTTAGAAGATAAGTTTATCGACGGCATAAACATAACTAATGAGAACGATCTATACACAGCATTAGACATATTAAATCAATCTATTTACGAATGGATTGAAGAAAACGCAGATGATTATGACAGACTAATTAACTTAGTCATGAAATGGTAGGAGGTTGCTATGAAGCAGACTGTAACTTATATCATTCGTCATAGGGATATGCCAATTTATATAACTAACAAACCAACTGATAACAATTCAGATATTAGTTACTCCACAAATAGAAATAGAGCTAGGGAGTTTAACGGTATGGAAGAAGCGAGTATCAATATGGATTATCACAAAGCAATCAAGAAAACAGTGACAGAAACAATTGAGTACGAGGAGGTAGAACATGACTGAACAAACTAATCAAGATGTCGATATTTTAACGCAACTAGATGTAAAAGACATCAGCAAACAAAATGCAAACAAGTTTTATAAATTTGCGATATACGGCAAGTTCGGTACTGGTAAAACTACGTTTTTAACAAAAGATAACAATGCCTTAGTACTAGATATAAATGAGGACGGAACAACGGTAACAGAAGATGGGGCAGTTGTGCAGATTAAGAATTATAAGCATTTTAGTGCAGTGGTTAAAATGTTGCCTAAAATTATTGAACAACTAAGAGAAAACGGAAAACAAATTGATGTTGTAGTGATTGAAACAATCCAAAAGCTACGTGATATCACTATGGACGACATCATGGACGGAAAATTAAAGAAACCAACATTTAATGAATGGGGCGAGTGTGCTTCACGCATTGTAAGTATTTATCGTTATATTTCTAAATTACAAGAACATTATCAATTCCATCTTGCTATAAGTGGACACGAGGGAATTAACAAAGACAAAGATGATGAGGGTAGCACTATCAATCCAACAATCACGATAGAGGCACAAGATCAAATAAAAAAAGCGGTCATCAGTCAATCTGATGTGTTAGCAAGAATGACAATAGAAGAACATGAGCAAGACGGCGAAAAAGCTTATCAATATGTTCTTAACGCTGAACCATCAAACTTATTCGAGACAAAGATAAGACACTCAAGCAACATTAAAATTAACAACAAACGTTTCATTAATCCAAGTATTAACGACGTAGTACAAGCAATCAGAAATGGAAACTAATAAAAAAACTAAAAAGGACGGTATTTAATTATGAAAATCACAGGACAAGCGCAATTTACTAAAGAAACAAATCAAGAAAAGTTTTATAACGGCTCAGCAGGGTTTCAAGCTGGAGAATTCACAGTGAAAGTTAAAAATATTGAATTCAATGATAGAGAAAATAGATATTTCACAATCGTATTTGAAAATGATGAAGGCAAACAATATAAACATAATCAATTTGTACCGCCGTATAAATATGATTTCCAAGAAAAACAATTGATTGAATTAGTTACTCGATTAGGTATTAAGTTAAATCTTCCTAGCTTAGATTTTGATACCAATGATCTTATTGGTAAGTTTTGTCACTTGGTATTGAAATGGAAATTCAATGAAGATGAAGGTAAGTATTTTACGGATTTTTCATTTATTAAACCTTACAAAAAGGGCGATGATGTTGTTAACAAACCTATTCCGAAGACAGATAAGCAAAAAGCTGAAGAAAATAACGGGGCACAACAACAAACATCAATGTCTCAACAAAGCAATCCATTTGGAAGCAGTGGCCAATTTGGATATGACGACCAAGATTTAGCGTTTTAAGGTGTGGTTTAAATGCAATACATTACAAGATACCAGAAAGACAATGACGGCACTTATTCCGTCGTTGCTACTGGTGTTGAACTTGAACAAAGTCACATTGACTTACTAGAAAACGGATATCCACTAAAAGCAGAAGTAGAGGTTCCGGATAATAAAAAACTATCTATAGAACAACGCAAAAAAATATTCGCAATGTGTAGAGATATAGAACTTCACTGGGGAGAACCAGTGGAATCAACTAGAAAATTATTACAAACAGAATTGGAAATTATGAAAGGTTATGAAGAAATCAGTCTGCGCGACTGTTCTATGAAAGTTGCAAGGGAGTTAATAGAACTGATTATAGCGTTTATGTTTCATCATCAAATACCTATGAGTGTAAAAACGAGTAAGTTGTTAAGCGAAGATAAAGCGTTATTATATTGGGCTACAATCAACCGCAACTGTGTAATATGCGGAAAACCACACGCTGACTTAGCACATTACGAAGCAGTCGGTAGAGGTATGAACAGAAACAAAATGAACCACTATGACAAACATGTATTAGCGCTATGTCGCGAACATCATAACGAGCAACATGCGATTGGCGTTAAGTCGTTTGATGATAAATATCACTTGCATGACTCGTGGATAAAAGTTGATGAGAGGCTCAATAAAATGTTGAAAGGAGAAGACAATGGGAGAAGTATCGTGGATAAAACTTAAAGTTGGCATGTTTGATGACAGCAAAATCAAATATATCGAAGCCTTACCCGAAAGAGATACGATCATAACTATTTGGGTTAAGTTGCTAACTTTATCAGGAAAGTACAACGAACAAGGTTATATTATGTTATCCGAAAACTTGCCTTATAACGAAGAAATGTTAGCAAATGAGTTTAGTCGACCTATCAACTCAATAAGGTTAGCAATACAAACTTTTGAGACATTGGGCATGATTGAAAAAGTTAATGGTGTCATAAAAGTGACAAATTGGGAAAAGCACCAAAATATTGAAGGACTCGAGAAAATCAGAGAGCAGAACAGGTTGAGGAAACAAAAGCAACGAGAAAACAACAGAAAATTGCTAAATGGTCACGTGACGTCACGTGACAGTCACGCAACAGAAGAAGATAAAGAATTAGAAAGAGATAAAGAAAAAGATATAGATAAGAACTTAAGTGCAAATAATAGCGCAACTGACGTTACGCATGAGCAATTTGAAGAATGGTGGAAACTTTACGACAGGAAGAAAGATAAAAAGATATCTTTCACTAAATTCAAATCATGCTTAAAGAAACATTCTTTTGAGCAAATCATGCAAGGTACACGAGAATATTTGAAAACTATTACAGACAAACAATATCAAAAGTACCCTAAAACGTTTTTAACTAACGAAAGCTATATGAATGATTATAGCGAAGAGATTAAAGAAGAAGTAAACAATCAATATGTAGATGCGTTTCAGCGTGTCTCACAATCCAGTATAGAAAATTTACCGTTTTAAAGGAGTGAGAAAGTGGAGTCATTCCAGAACTTAGCAAAGAAACCAACTTTAAAGAAACAAATCATTGAACAAGCGTTTGATTTGAAATGTGAGAACTGTGGACGTAAGTACGACTATTACAAATTTGATGACGGTTCAGAATTCAAACATGGTTGTGACTGCGAAATGATAGAGTACGCCAAACAATCAACTGAAAACTATCACAAGAGAAATAGACGAAGAAAAGCAGAACGCATATTCAAACAATCGATAATGAACGAAGATCTAACGAAAGCAACGTTTGATAATTACAATTCGACTAATGAACAACTAGTCTATGCGAAAAACTTATGCGAACGTTACGCAAACAATTTCACGTTAGACAATAAACAATCGCTACTAATTCAAGGCTCATTTGGTACAGGTAAATCACACTTATCAATGAGTATTGTTAAATCAGTTAAAGCTAAAGGCTACACAGTGCTATATATGAACGTACCTCAATTGATATCAACAATTAAAAACACTTATAACAACCAAACTGCTATGACTGAACAGGAATTGGCTCAAATTATAAGTGATGTCGATTTAATGGTATTCGATGACTACGGTATCAACATGAACGAATTCGCTACTAGTAAGATGTTTGAGCTTATCGAAAGTAGAATAGGCAAACACAATATCTTTACTACCAACTTAGACGAGAAAGAAATGACAAAAAACAAAGACTTACAACGTATATTCAGCAGAATCATGAGCAACACAACGCTTATCAAGATGGACGGTCAAGATTACAGGACTAGAGGTTTAAAACTATGATTACCAAAGAATTTTTAAAAACTAAACTTGAGTGTTCAGATGTGTACGCTCAGAAACTCATAGACGAGGCACAGGGAGACGAAAACAAGTTATATGACCTATTTATCCAAAAACTTGCAGAACGTCACACACGCCCCGCTATCGTCGAATATTAAGGAGTGTTAAAAATGCCGAAAGAAAAATATTACTTATACCGAGAAGATGGCACGGAAGATATTAAGGTCATCAAGTATAAAGACAACGTAAATGAAGTTTATTCTCTCACAGGAGCCCATTTCAGCGACGAAAAGAAAATCATGACTGATAGAGACCTAAAACGATTCAAAGGCGCTCACGGGCTTCTATATGAGCAAGAGCTAGGATTACAAGCAACGATATTTGATATTTAGAGGTGGCACAATGAGTAAATACAACGCTAAGAAAGTTGAGTACAAAGGAATTGTATTTGATAGCAAAGTAGAGTGCGAATATTAACAATATTTAGAAAGTAATATGAATGGCACTAACTATGATCGTATCGAACTACAACCTAAATTCGAACTACAACCTAAATTTGGGAAGCAAAGACCGATTACGTATATAGCCGATTTCTCTTTGTGGAAGGAAGGGAAACTGGTTGAAGTTATAGACGTTAAAGGTAAGGCGACTGAAGTTGCCAACATCAAAGCGAAGATATTCAGATATCAGTATAGAGATGTGAATTTAACGTGGATATGTAAAGCGCCTAAATACACAGGTCAAGAATGGATGGTATATGAGGACTTAGTGAAAGTCAGACGTAAAAGAAAAAGAGAAATGAAGTGATTTAATGCAACAACAAGCATATATAAATGCAACGATTGATATAAGAATACCTACCGAAGTTGAATATCAGCATTTTGATGATGTGGATGATGAAAAAGATGCACTGGCAGATTACTTATATAACAATCCGGACGAAATACTAGAGTATGACAATTTAAAAATTAGAAATGTAAATGTAGAGGTGGAATAAATGGCGGGCATAAAAACGAAAGTAAGAATAGACGGTAAGTTGATGACGCTTATTGATGCATCTGATAAATACGACATCAAAGTATCGACACTAATTACTAGGTATGATAGAGGTTCAAGAGGAAAAGACTTAATACAAAATGTAGTAAAGCCTAAGAAAGTTAAGATTGACGGCAAGATGATGACTGTTAGCGAAATAGTTAAAAAGTACAACCTAAGCAAAGGACTACTTAATTACAGAATATCAAAAGGGTTAACGGGCGATGCGCTTATTGCGCCACCACAAGAAAAACCCCCTTCTAAATACACTGAATATGAAAATGAGCAGATGAAAAAGAAAGGACTCACGCCCGAAATAGTTAGAAATAGAGTTGCGAAAGGTTGGGAGTTGTCGGAAGCAATTGATGCACCTTTCGGCATGAAGTTAAACGACTATAGAGAAATACAAATAACAAAAGCTTTGGAGCGAGAACGTGAAATGGCTAGGCAACGACGTAAAGAGGCAGAGCTAAGAAGAAAGAAACCGCATTTGTTTAATGTGCCACAGAAACATCCAAGAGGACGTTATGCGTGCTACCTGATGGAAAACGACATATTTCCAAAAGTAAGGGTGTAG